GTAACCGACCTGCACAGCCAGCCCCGTGAATGCGGTTGTCAGGTTGTCGATTCCGTCCCCGAGTTGTGCGGCAGACTGTGCCACCTCCGTGCTCATGTACGCGCCAAACTCGCGGCCCTGTTCTTGGAGTGCCTCGATTCCCTGCCCGCCCTGCTGAAGCAATGGCAGCAACTCACCGGCCCCCTTGCCGAATATTTCCATCGCAGCCGCGGCCCGCTCTGACGGGTCTTCGATTCCCGCGATTGCATCCGCAAAAATCTTAAACTGCTGTTCTGGATTCGCTGCCAGAATCTGAGTGGCTGAAATGCCCAACGCCTGCAACTTCTTCGCGGCTTCATCAGATCCGCCGCGCAGGTCGCCCATGAACTTGGCCATCTTCATGAGGCCACCTTGCACGGCCTCAATACTGGTATCGCTCAGCTTCGCGGCGTAACTCAACGTGCTCAGTGCCTCGACAGCAACGCCTGTTCGCTGTGCCATGTCGTCGAAGGCGGAACCAACCTGGACGAACCTCGCAACACTTGCAGCGGCGAAGGCGGTAGCAGCAGACGCAAAGGCGGTCAGGTATCCCTCAGCCTGTTTCAGGCCGGTCGCCATGCCCTGCGAATTGGCCACCAGATTCACAACCAGATCACCGAGGCTCTCCATCGTTTGCCCTTATCGCTGCTAAGGCTCTGTAATCCGGCCCGTCGTCACCTGTCGGCAGATAATCCGTCAACGCCTGTACCGTGTCGCTGAACCATTCAGACGTGGCATTCTCTGCCGTCATCTGGCAGGCCATCAGATTAGCCGTGCTGATTGCCTGCCTGAGATCGGCACGACGTTCACCCCATGGCGCTGCTACGTACATGGCTAATTGAACCTGCCACTGAAACGGCGTATGTTCTTCCCTCAGATTCCACCAATCAAACCTACCGAGACTTCGCGCGAACTCCGCCGCAAACTTCGCTTCGAAGTCTCGCCTCAGTTTTTTGTCAGGGCTTCCCCATCCACCGGCTTGCTGAGTTTTTCCATCGCTCGCATGATCGCATTCAGCAGCCCCGGCGTAACCTGATCTTCGGCGTCCGCCTTCACGCGTGCGGCCAACTGTTCTGGCGTTTCGTCTGACGTTTCTTTGTACGCTCTGATCCCGTGTTCATCAACCAGACAATACGCCAGACTCAACCACGTTTTTGCGTTCGCGTCAGTCAGTGCGGCAACCGTGTTGATTTGTCTGAACGTCAATTCCTGAACGTGTAAACCTGTGTCACCAACTGGCAACGACTGCCGCCGCTTCAACCTGTCAAAGATGCTCATATTTCTTCGCCTTCAATTTTCGCTTTCGCCGCGTGGTATTCGTCCCACTTCGGCCCCGGCTTGTACGTGAGGTCCGCATTGTACCCAAGAATCACGCCAGCACGATACAAATCGCGGTCGCCTTTGTTGTTGATCCCGAGATTGTTCATCTCGTATTCGACTCGCAACACATCAATCTGTTGCTGAGTCATGTTCAACGCTTTGGCGCATTCGTCGTCTGCTGGTGCCGCCTGTCCGGTCCTGCATAGCTGCAACGCTATCGGCCCCTCGAACACAGTTCCCGCCGCGTACACGGCAACGCTCACGGGCTTCCCGGCAACATCTTTGCCGGGAACCCATGACACCAACGATTGCAGTTCTGGCGTAACTTGTGACACGTCGCAGAACTGCTGAAGATGCAGTCTGGCCTTCATCAGGTGACAGCCCCGGTCGTTTCAATCGTGAATGAACCTCGCAGCACGTCCGCAGGCGACACGCTGCGGTCAAACCCGAGACCGAGACCAGCATAGACCTCGCTCGTCGGTGTCGCGTCAGCATAGGTCACTTTGAAATTGTTCGTCCCGGCTGCTCGAACCTTCGTGATGAACGCGGTATGGACCGTATCATCCGGATCATACAGGCACTCACCGCTGATCGTGGCGTTGTCAACGTAGCCGGTATTGGCTTTGGTCTTCGACGCTCCGCCGTCCAGCGTTGTGGTATCAACCGTTTCAGCCTTTTCGCCTGAGATGCTCAGGCTGGTAATCTGTGGGAATGCTGTGTAAACGCTCGTGATTTCCATCAGGAGCGCGGTGCCTTTGCTTGGTACTTTGTTGGCCATCTCTCAACCCTTTCCGGTTGCTATCAGTAAACGTCGTTCAGCAGCGGCTGCACGTGTTCTTGCCATCTGCTTTTCGATTTTCTTCGCCCGTGCTTCCAGATATCGACCGCCTGCCCGTTGCATGACAGACCGAACCTCACTCAGTGATTTCCTTGCAGCGGCTGCCGCCAGTCCCGGCTGTTGTGCTGGCATGACACCCGTTCGCATTGCGCCCTGTTGTTGTCTGCGAATGCTCGATGCTCGCCGTTGTCTCAGACTCAGCGGTTTACCAGATGCTGACCTGCCCTGATCTCCGTATCGCCATCGCTCGCCTGTGCCAGTGATATACCAGTGAACATTTCGCGGCCCGATTCCGATGCCGCCTTTCGATGTTCGCTTGCGAGTGAACGGAACCTTGCTGGCGTTCTTTCCAACATTGAAACCGACCTTCGCACGCGTGACGTTCTGCCGGTAAATGGTAACGCGATTGCCAACCGCTTTTCCAGCCTCTTTCACTTTTGGATCGAGGTCGCGCTGCATCTGTTTGCCAATCACGTTCAGACCGGCTTTCAAAACAATCTGTGCCAACCGCCGCCCGCCCTTCGTGGCCAGCCCGTTCAATTCCGAAACCAGAATCTCCACGCCGTCGATAGTGATTGCCGCTTTCATGGCTTCACCTCGACACGACAGGAAACGCTGGCAACGAATGAACGGTCCTGATGCAGCATGTCACGTTCCAGGATTGGGGCCTGTGTGCTGCTCACTTCCCAAACTCTCACGCGCCAGTCTGCTGTCACGTAATTCAACAGCCGCAATTCAATCTGCCTCTTCAGCAGCTTTAGTTGCTCGATTTCGTCCTGTGTTGTCGTGTCCAGTTTCTTTCGAATCCAGACGCGGATAATGTGGCTCGTGTTGTCTTGCAGGTCAATCGTTTCTGCCAGTTGCTCTTCCGACTCCTGGCAAATATCAACCCTCATTTGCCTGAGTTCCTGCAGGTCTTCCGTGATTTCTTCCCGCACTTCTGCCCGTACTTCAAGAGCGTAATCCTCACCGCTGTTGATTCGGTTTCGGATCGCTTCACAGGCTTCAGTTGACTGGCTAACTGTCGGCATGAATCAAACCTGTTTTGTGTGAATCCGGGTCATCGTCGGCGTGATTTGTCGATACACCTTATCACCTGTTGTCGGTGTGACCTCGTACCGATTGCCACCGCAAAAGATCCTGTCGCCTGTTTGCGGAACCGCATAGGGTAGGCTCGAAGTCAGACCGATGAAATCCACCGGCCTGACCTCGACAACTTGCCCAACGCCTGTGTCCATGTACTGCGGGGCCAGACTGCTACGGCGTAGCGTGACGACGGCTGAAGATGCCCCTCTCAGGTACGTGCAAGACTCACCAGCGAATGCCAAGAGTGATTCGGTAGCTTGCGTGACAGCATCTTCAAAGCCGGTCGCCATTTGTTAGCCTTATCGTGCGTCAGGAACCAGTGCGGCCTGTGCTGCGCCCAACTTTGTCAGGCCAGTCACAATCCAGAAACCGGACTTCGTGTAGACACAGGTGTAGAGGGCTTCAGCCGTCAACGCCAGTTCGTTCGTGGCTCCGACAGTCACTTCGTTCACCTTGTCAGCGGCCACTGCTGAAATCAACTCGCAGCCTGTGGTGCCCACAAGAATCCGCAACACCTGACCAACGTAACCGGCTGGCAGACTAATCTGCTTGTCGGCACTGTCGCTGGTTACAGTGACGTAGGACGCGCCCGCCGGAATCAGTCCCGTGGTCGCTCCGCCCGTGGTTGCTGTCACGCTGACAGCCCGATTCGGATACGGGGCATTCAGCAGCACCTGCCCGAGGTTGTCACCGCTTGCAGCGGTCTTCGTGCAGACGCCCATGTAGATTCCCGGCCCGGTCTGATTCGCCGCACCGGTCCCAGCGTCTCCGCTGTCAGGGTTTCCGGTTGCGTCCCAATACACAGGCTGACCGAGAACCCAGGCCCCGGTCGTCTTCGGGACATCGTACAGCCCCTCAATGCTGACCGATCCCTTTTCGCTCGCTGCCAGATCGGTCGCTGTAATGCCGACGATACCAGCCTGAACAATGACATCTCCACCGGTGACAGCAGAACCTGGCGTGTAATCCAGTGCATCGTCACCACTCACCAAAAACGCCGGAACCTGTGCCATTTGTATCATCTCCAAATTGGATGTTTTCAGAAAAGGCCCGGCGACGATTGTCGCCGGGTGAATGAACCGTCAGGCGACTATGCAGCGCCCTTCGACTTGACGCCTGCCAGGTATTCGGACTGCGAACAGCCGAAGTCGTGGTAGCCGCGGAACTGGATGCCCAACGTGTTGAAATCGGCGTCAGCAGATTCAACGGTTGGCGAACGCTGGCCATTCAGGAACGAAGTCACAACCGGCTTCAGCGTGTCGCCAAACAGGTACCAGGCTGTCGGACTGTAGCCGCCACCATAGGCCGAGTCAGACAGTTCAGACGCAACAACAACGCGATACTTGCCAGCGTGAATGTTCGCGTCAGCGGCCTTCACAGCGTTCAGGTTGCGTGCGACGTACAGGGCTTCGGCAACGGCTTCCAGTTCCGGCGGAACCAGCAGCTTTGTTGCACGGCCACCCAGCGTCATCTGGCTGGATGCTTCAGCACCGTTGACCAGTGGCGACTTCCGCTGACGGAATGCCTTCACACCAGCACTCAGGCCAACGCCATCGGTCCCGAGGTTGGTCGTGCTGCCCTCAATGTAGTTCGTCCGGGCAGTCGTCCAGAACGTGGTGTGATTCGCCAGAAAGGTCGTCCACACCAAACGATTCAGGCGACGTGCTGCACCGCGTCCGAGACGTACACGCAGATCATCGAATGCCCCGAGGTCATCGTTGATGATGTCGCGACGGGTCAGGCTGAACATCTTCGCGTAGGTGTCAGCAGACCGCGTGTAAGACTCTTCACCGATTTTGCCGTGCTTGATGAGTCCGCCCGGCCCGAGTTCCTCGTATTCCATGTCATCGAGCAAACGATAACTGGTGTGGGTCTTGAAGTCGGCAACGCTCTTCACGTCGCTGATTTCTTCCCAGTTGTTGTCCTCTTCTTCGAACCCGGCCAACAGTTCTTTGTTGGCCAGATTGCTGAAGATGCCCGGAAGGCTGACCGTGCTGAATGCAGCCTGGAGATTCTGACCGCTCGCATATTGCAGGGCCTCTCTCAGATTGCCGTCATGCAATCGGCTGCCGACATGGATCGGCATTCCGTTCGCAGCAGCGGCCTGAATGATAACCTGCTGAAGACCAACACGGCCACGATACTGACTGTGTGCGGCCTGCAATTCGGAGTCGGTGAAATGCTTCTCGACGTTGTGCCCACGTGCGATAGACAAGGCGGCTTGCAGGATTCGGGTCTGATCCCCGTTGCCCTGTGCAGCACTGAACGAAGTCGGTCGCGTCCGTTCGGTCGCAACACGTCGCTTCAGTGCTTCCAGTTCAGTCTTCTCAGCACTCCAGCCCTGCTCAATGGCAGTCGCTGCAATGTCGTGATGTCCACCGGCAGCGGCGTTGATCGCAGCAACCCGGCGATGCTCCACGGCCATCTGCTGACGCATACTTGCCACGAGGTCAACGTGTGCAGCGGCTGCGGCTGTGGTTGGTGCAACAGCGGCCACAGGCTCCGGCTTTTTGTCCGGCATGTTGTCCGCAGCCGCAACTTTCATCTTTGCAGCGTAGGCGTCCTGCAACGCAGCCTGCTGTTCTGGATTCAGCGTAGCCGCATCCATTCCAATACTCTTTACCCAATCTTCAAACGACATAACCAGCCCTTTCGATGCTGCGGCTGCGGATGCAGCCAAATTAACTGACGTGCTCGAATCCGCACCAAGCGGCAGTATCGAGGTCTCTTTCAACACACTTTTCACAGCCAACACAAACGGCCCGGAAATGTCCTGACCGTTGACGTTCACTGTTTGCCCTTCGGGGATTTCCACAGACTCCAGCACGCGTGCCCCGATTGACGCCTGCCATGTTTGCCCGGCTGCATCCTGTGCGAGAACCGTCTGAACCAATGGCGACACTCCCGTGACCAATCCGGCCAGCGTCAGCGTCTCGCCTGTGTTCGCGATTGCATCAGTGATCCCTAGTGTTGCTTCGACTTCTTTGCGGTGGTCAATCAGAATCGGAATCTGATTCGGCGTCTCCAGTCCTCGCAGATCCACGACAACCGGATACTCAAATCCATCGACCGGCAGCAGTCCGCCGTTGTACGCCTCAATCCTGAACCGTCGCGGCCTGTTGCCATCAGCGGCTTGCAGGTGCAGCTTGTTTGTTAGGCTGATGATTTTCACTTCGCCACCTCACGAGCGTTTTTCAGTTGCTCAAACTTCGACTGCGCCCACGACTTGCCAGCGTCACCGCCCCACAAGGCCCAGGCGATTCGCCCGTTAGATGGGAACCCGTCTTCGCCAGGCGAAAACCCCTTGCCCTTTTTGTCCACTTCATGACGACTGAAAAACGAAACCATTCGGCTAACTGTCTCAGGCGACAGATTTTTCCCGTTGGCTATGTCTCGTGCTCGCGCAACACCAACAGCGGTCCCGCCGCGGTTGTGTTCGTCACGCCATGCCAGCCCTCGCTTCGCCTCTTCGATCATCCCGGCAGACGGCTTCAGGTCCACGTCAGACAATGCAGCGGCAACGTCGAAGTCGGCTTCAGCGTCAACCTGTTCAATCTCATCATCAGACACACCGTTGCCCAGTGCGTCGTCAATCAAAGCCTTCGACCTCTCAGGACTCAGGCCGATACTTTGCAGAGTTTGATCGGCCATCACTTCGGACATTTCGCCGACCGTCAACGCGTCCAGGGTTTTCCGGATTCGCTTTTGATTGTTCGTGAATGCCCGCTGTCCGAGTGTGGTGTATTCGCCAGCCGCCGCGGTTGGTGGTTGCTGGCCTGTTGCTGGTGCTGATGGTGATGCAGGTCCACCACCGGGAATAGCGGGGGCCATCGGGATTCCGAATGTCTTGCTGAAAACCGCCCGGCGATATTCCTCAATCGACACACCAAAATCAGCAGCGGCCCGGACGGATTCCAGATCCCAGTCCTTCCCGCGTCGTGCGTGTTCTTCAGTCGGTGTCGATAGCCCAGCGGCCAGTCGAATCTCAGCGGCCTGAGCACTTTCGACCTGATCCAGTTCCGGCAATGGCGGCCAGTGCCAGCGGTGTTCAATGTCTGCAATCGCCGGAAGGCCGTTCAACAGCCCCGGAACGAAAACAGCAGATTCCAGAAACCACTGCCACAACCGCTCTACAATGTCCATCTGAATGCGGTTCTGTTCGACCTGAACCTCAGGCTCCCAGACGTTTTTCATGTCGCCTTTGAATGACGAAAAATTCGCGTCTTTGCCAGTCCCAGCCGCCAGCGTGTAGGGCATGTTCGTGCAACGACAAAACGACATCAACGCCTGTCGTTGAAACATCTCGTACAATGGCCCCGGCTGCTTTGGCTCCACCTGCCCGATTTCCCAGCCTGCCGGCAGCGTGGTCAGCATATTCCGCGTCAGTTCAATCTCAGCAAAGTCTGCCGGACTGTCTGCCGGATCAATCGCTGGTGAATTGCTCTTCAGGTACATGGCAAAGTTTGCCGCCGTTTCAGCAGAAAACAGTGTAGCCAGTTCTTGCCGTCGCATGATTGGCAGCGTTTGCAGTGCCGGTGTCGCTCGCGGAATACCTCGCGTTTGTCCCGGTCGCTCTGCTCGGTACAGGTGGCACACCTCACGCGCCGCATACCACTGGCCTTGCAGTGTGCTGACAGGCGTATTCAGTCCAGGGTGATGGTCGTAAACGTAGAACTCCAGTTCGTTCGTTGCACGGTCAAACCTGATGCCATCGTCAACGAACGGATCGACCAGTTGAGACTGTTGCCACGGCGTTGCAATTTGATCGGATTCGAGAACTAACAGATCCAATCCCAGCGGAAACCGCAACGAGGTTCCCCGCATGACGAAGACTTCGCCATCACGCCAATACGCCTCAACGCACGTTCGCAGGACGTCGGCCAGCTTCACCCGGTTCGCCCACTGTCGCCATGCGGACTCTAATCGGCGGTTTGCGTCGGTGTCTCCGGTCAGCACTTGCAGGCGTGGCCCGGTTGCCCCGACGATGTGATTGGAGGCTGTTCTCAGGATACCGGCATACCATGAGTTATTGTCTGCCTCATAACGGCTGCGAATGCGGACAACACGACGCACCGCGGGACTGATCGCGGCTCGTGCTGCCAGTCCGTCAGCGTTCGTCCAGTGCCTGCGGTTTTCGCTGGTCGTTTGTGCCAGATCGAACTTTGCCCGGACCATCGGCTGACGGGTCTGAGGTTGCGTGCGTTTGCTGCGGCGGCCCATCAGTGACCCCCCGGCGGAACGATCTTCAGGATCGCACCCTTCAGCCATGTTCGGGGAGAGGCGGCAGCGGTTTTGCTTGCCTGATGCTTTTCGTATTCCATCAACTCAGACAAACTGCGATTGCTGACGCTCACGCCATCGTTTGAGATGCTGGCGGGCTTCAGTGCGTCGGCTGCGAGTTGTTCGGCGGGTGTCGTCATGCGTGCATGATTGCACGCTGTGCCAATCACGGAAACAGTTCACTGGCATTCCTGCCAACTACTACTGCGAATCATTGAACTTTCCCCGGCGCTCACGGATCGCGACAATCCTTTCCGAGGTCGTGTTGATTCGCCCACAGGCGGGGCAGTGCCGCTCCCTCAGAATGAATCCCGGTGTGGTCCGGGTGTGGTTCACTCGCGTCAGGATCTCGCCACAATTCTGACATGGCAAACCGCCCGGCAGTTGAAAGACTCGATCAGCCACGGACACCCCCAGGCAATGCAAAGGTCCGCCGCTGTTTACTCGCTGTCCGCTCATTCGCCACCCCCACACCGCAGATACTTGCGGCCACGTTGCAACCTACAAAACAGTCCCACCAGTCGTTATCCCGTCCAGGCAGTAACTCCCACGCTACGCCCGTCGCTCCGTCGTAACTGACGGCCTTCGGTGTTTCCGCCGTCATATGCTCAACCAGCAATCGGTTGGCCCGCTCATCGCTTCCCGGAAGCAATACTGCCGATGGTGCCCCCACGGTCGTCAGCAGTCTTCGTGCCGCATGGCTCTTCCAGATGTTTGTGTCGTACTGCACATGATGGATTCCCTCTGTCCGTTTTTCCAGCCAATACGCCCCGTTTTGTCGGTCCCTGTGCTGATCGCCCCACATATGCACAGGCTTTCGCCCCGGACGCGGGGCAAAACCCTTCGACGGCCTGATGCGGCTTCTGTTTGCGGATGCAGACACTTGCGATTCAATGCGGGGCTTCTGCCCACCGTCTGACCAGTCCTTCAGAATCAAATCGAGTTCGGGGAAGCGTTCAATCAGATCGCGTTCCAGTTCGTTGTGCGCGTGTGCGAATGCCTCTTCCCATGATGCCCCCGGCTTCTCCTGGGAGATCCTGCGGACCAGATCCGACTTATAGAAAATCGGCCTGCCCTGATCCGGCCACGTCCCATAATCCACAATGACGCCCGAGAAGTCTCGCTCCCAAGCACAGACCATCCACCACAACACCTGATCGCTGCTGTCGATGAAGGCTGTCACGTGGCTGGCTGTTTGCGGAATCCTGCCGCGTTCGTGTTGTGACAACCTGCTGAGAATGCTGGTTGTCTCCAGCCGCATCCCGCTGCTGTTGACCGGTGCCGTGCCTTCCTGTTGAATCTCGCGGCGGAAGAATTCCGGGTCCAATGCCCTCACGGTCATCATCGACTGAAGTGCGGTCAACTCGTCTGGCAGCTTATCGAGTTCCCACGCTACCTCGCCTCCGGCGTCCATGTCGGCTTTGTTCTGCCGATAGAATTCCTGTGCCTGTTGTTTGCCCTCTTCCGGTGTCGCTCCCTGCCCCAGCTTTGCGGCGTAGGTGTCCCACAGGTCAGCACGCTCCGGGAACTTCAAAACGCTTTTATATCTTTGCCCGTACCAGTCTGGATGTCGCTTCCTGTCCAGGAATCTCTCGGTCAGATCCTGATGCTGGCGGACTGTGCAGACCATGATCGCCGCTATCTTCTGTCCCAGTCCTGCCAACCCCAGAAAGGTCTTCGTGATTTGTTCTTCCCGCTCTTCGGTCATTAGCGGAGACTGTGCAGACTGTGGCGTTTGCACGTCGTCAAATATCAGCAGATCCGGACGCACGGAAACGCCGTGCCGATCGACAAACGACAACCCAGAAACGTCGGTCGCCATCAGGCTGTATGGTGCAACGTGAACCTGACACGATGGCGCGTCATGAATGTCAGGAAAGACAATTCGCCCGCGTTCGTCCTTCGGGTGGACAGTCAGCAATCGCCCGCCCAGGCGAAACTGTTTCTTTGGCTGCTTCCACTTTAACAGCAGCGGAGTCAGTTCTGGGAAGTCATCCTGTAGATGCGGACTGCTGGCCATCAGGGCAAAGAAGTTTTCGCGGTGTTCGTTGCTCTTGTCGTCTGTCGCACCCGTCAACACAATCAGCCGTCTGTGCCCGTAAATCGCCGCCCAGATCGCTGCGGCTCTCGCACAGGTAGACTTCAGCCCCCCGCGTCTGACCGCGTGACAATCGCGGCCTGAATGCAGTGTGACGTGCTGAAACCTTTCGAGCATCGAAACCTGATACGGTGCAAGCGGCAGGTAAAACGTCGGCGCGAAATACTCACGGCAAAACGCCACCAGATCCAATCGGCAGCGTTCGCGTCTGTCAGGATTCGCCACGGGTGGCAGCGGCCCGACTTCCTGTGAGGCGGCTGTTTTCGCGTTGATCGCTTCGGCGGTTCGTCGGCTTCGTTCGCTGGCGTAATTTCCCGACAGATCCTTTTGTTGTAGCTGCTGAATCACGCCATCGAGTGCGTCAGTCGGCAGCGTTTCAAGAAATTCGGCCAGCTCGGATTCGCTCAGCGATTGCAAGTGTTCGAGTTCGTCGGTCGTCAGTGCCACCATTCACCGCCACTCCCACGTTAACGGTCATCCCCTGCTTTGGCTTTGACGCTTGTTCGTCGCGTTGGTTTTGTGACACCATCGCCGTCAATACCCTGGACGCCGCCACGGCGTTTGAGTCTGCCTTGTCCTGATCCGGCCCGATTCCACCGTCAGCAGTCGGTGCCATTACTTGCGTTGTTTGAATAATGCCCATCAGCCGATCGACAACCATTGCCGCTTTGTCTGGTGTGATCGGCCATCGCTGTTGAACAGCCTGTGTCACCAGCCTGCAATCCTGCCGAACCTCTGTCGGCTCAACGAGAATTGTGGACGTTCCGCCCGACGCCTTCCGGCGTTCAGCGGCTGCGGTCAGCACGTTGCCCCGTTCCCGCTTGTACTCGGCTACCCGCTCCTGCTTGCGGCGTTTTTTGACGGCCTTCGACGCCATATTTCACCCCAGCTTGCAAACAAAACTAACTCTAACGAAGGG